TGGCTAGGTAAACAGATACTTGGGCAAACAGATAAACAAGAAATAGTGCAAGACATTAACATTGAAGAAAGAAAGGTGCTAGACATTAGCAGATTAAGCAATGATGACCTCGACTATCTTGAAAGAACACTTAAACATGCACTCGTTGACCCAGATACGGGCGGAGAAGATGCGAAGGTCCCTCAAATTATTCATAAAGGAAGCATGGGGGACAATAGAGCCTAATCGTGAATATAACGATAACTGGCATATAGATGCGATATCAGACCATTTACAGGCAGTTGCCAATGGAGATATCAAAAGATTAATTATTAACGTTCCACCAAGACATATGAAGTCTATATCTGTTTCTGTTGCATTACCTGCATGGACATGGACAAACGACCCTACCAAAAAATTCTTATATGCTAGTTATGCAGGTTCACTATCCATTAGAGATAGTGTGAAATGTAGAAGATTGATAGATAGCAATTGGTATAAGACAACCTTTGGCAATGGTTTCTCGCTTACTACAGACCAAAACCAGAAACAAAGATTTGAGAATGATAAAACAGGTATGCGAATTGCCACATCAGTAGACGGAGCATTAACTGGTGAGGGTGGCGATATAATTGTTATTGATGACCCACACAATGTAAGAGAAGCAGAATCAGGTCTTGTCAGGCAAGGTGTATTAGATTGGTGGGACCAAGCAATGCAAACAAGATTAAATGACCCAAAGAATGGTGCATTTATTATAATCATGCAGAGAGTTCACGAAAATGATTTAACAGGTCATATATTGGCAAATGAATTTGAAGATTGGAACCATTTATGTTTACCTGCTAGATACGAACCATCACACCCAACATTAAGTCGCTCTGTACTTGGCTTTATTGACCCTAGACAAGAAGAAGGCGAATTACTATGGCCAGATAGAATTGACGATAAGACATTAAGCAATCTTGAAAAAAGTCTTGGTTCTTATGGTTCTGCAGGTCAATTACAACAACGACCTATGCCTAGAGGTGGTGGAATATTGAAGGCAGAATGGTGGTCTGAATGGGAAGATGACGAATTACCAAATATAGAATATTTAATTCAATCATACGATACAGCATATTCTACAAAAGAGGCATCTAGTTATTCTGCTAGAACATCATGGGGTGTATTCAAACACAACGGAATGTATAATGCGATAGTTGTAGATATGTGGTACGATAGAGTTAATTACCCAGACCTAAGAAGAATTGCACAAGAAGCCTATGAAGATTATGAGCCTGATGTTGTCCTGATTGAGAAAAAGGCTAGTGGTCAAAGTCTTATACAAGATTTGAGAATGGCAGGGATACCAGTTTTAGAATATTCGCCAGACAGGGACAAACAGGCTAGGGCACATGCAAGTTCTGCCTTGCTTGAAGATGGTAGAATATGGTACCCTAAAGGCAAGAGATGGGCTAGAGATTTAATAGATATATGTTCTGCCTTTCCAACAGGCGATAATGATGATATAGTAGATACATGCACCCAAGCATGGTTAAGATTGAGAAAAGGTTGGTTTATAACACATTCAAGTGATGCAGACGAAGACGACATAGTTGAACAGAAGAGGTTAACTTTATATGGCTAGAGAACCAAACATAATACCTTTCCAAGAAGGTGCTCCTGCAGATGACTTAGAAGTTGAACAGATTGGTGATGATGTACTTATAGGCGATGCATCATTAGACGATATAGTTGAAATAACAAGTGAGCATGACCAAAACATAGCAGAACAATTAGATGAGAATGACTCTGCTAGAAAAGCACAAGATTTATTAGAAGCCTTTGAAAGTGATAAAGAGGCAAGGTCTGAATGGGAAGAAAGATACAAACAAGGTCTTGAAACCCTAGAACCAGATGGTGGTTTAACAGACGAAGAAGAACAAAGAGCAACAAGAGGATTAAGTACTGTCGTACACCCTATGATTGCAGAAGCGGCAACTCAATTCAATGCTAGAGCGATTGCTGAATTATATCCCTCTGGTGGACCCGTTAAGACAACCATTATTGGTGAACCTACAGAAGAATTAGAAGACCAAGCAAGACGAGTTCGTGATTACATGAACTATCAAATAACCCAAGAAATGCCAGAGTATTTCCCAGATTTAGATACTATGTTATTTCAATTACCTTTGATTGGTCATGCTTTTAAAAAAGTTTATTATGATACAAATCTAGGTAGACAATGTTCACAATTTGTTAAGGCAGAAGACTTTGTTGTCGCACCAGACAGTAAAGATTTACTTACATCTATCAGATATTCGCATATTATTCAGATGCCTAGAAACGACTATAATCGTTATGTTCAAGGTGGTTATTATCTACCTATCAAATATGTAGGCAGTGATTATGACCCTGCAGGAGACATCGGAGAACAGATTGAGGGTGTTTCTTCTATGGGAGATGAAGAACACAACGAAACAGTTACATTGATTGAAATGCACGTTTACGAAACCTTTGATGGTATTGATGGTGTTGTAGATGATGAAGATAACGAAGATATTGTGGCATTCCCCTATGTGGTAACAATAGATTATGATTCACAAAAGATTGTTTCTATTAGAAGAAACTGGGAAGAAAACGACGAAAAGAAACTCAAACTTAATTATTTCGTATCTTATAGGTTCTTGCCCGGAATAGGTTTCTACGGGTTCGGTTTATATCATTTAATAGGTGGTCTTGGAAAAGCGGCGACAGGTTCGCTAAGAGCATTATTAGATTCGGCGGCTTTCAGTAATATGCAAGGAGGATTTAAACTCAAAGGTAGGGTTACAGGTGGAGAATTACAGGTAAATCCCGGTGAGTTTGCTGATTTAGATGCAACAGTAGATGATGTTAATAAGGCTATTATGCCATTACCATTCAAAGAACCATCTGGTACATTATTTCAATTAATGAATTCAATCGTACAGGCAGGTCAAAGATTTGCAAGTACAGCAGATTTAAATGTTGGAGATGTAAGCCCTAATGCTCCAGTTGGCTCAACAGTCGCTCTTATAGAGCAAGGCAGTAAAGCATTTAGTGCTATTCATAAAAGATTGCATTATTCACAAGGTCAAGAGTTCAAACTTATTGCAAAATTAAATGCAAAATTCTTACCAGACCAATTTGACTTTGCAATATCTGGTGTAACACAACGTATATATTCAACAGATTTTGATAGCACGATAGATATTGTACCTGTATCAGACCCTAACGTATTCAGTACTGCACAGAGAATTGCACAAGCACAATCAGTATTACAATTATCACAATCAGCACCTCAGCTTTATGATATGTACGATACACATAAGAGAATGTTAGAGGCATTAAGAATACCAAACATTGGTGAGGTATTAAAAGAACCAGAGAAGGCTAGTCGAATAGACCCAGTAGACGAGAATATGTCTGTTATGTATGGTAAACCTATAAGAGCATTCCCAGAACAAGACCATGATGCTCATATAAACGTACATATGCAATTCTTACAAGACCCATCACTAGGTGGTAATCCGGGTGCAAGAAATCTACAACCAATATTGATTGCTCATATTGCAGAACATATTGCACTTCTATACAGACAAAGAATGCAGACAGCGATAGGTATGGAATTAGCACCATTACCAGATATTAGAGATGCTAAATTTAAGTTTGATGATTTACCACCAGAACTTGATATGCAGATATCACAAAGAGCCTCAGAGGTTGTGCAACAGTCACCACAAATGGCTCAAATATCTGCAATTACAAATATGGGTCAAGGTCAGCAACAAGGTAATCCTTTACAGTTTGCACAACAACTGGCACAATTAGAAGGACAAATGTTGCAAATGAAAACACAACAAGAACTAGAAATAGAGGCTGCAAAAGCAAAACAAGATATGGCTATTAAAGATGCAGAAACAAAACAAGACTTAGCCACAGAACAAGCCAAATTGAACCAAGAGTTACAAGCAAAAATGATTAAATTAGAACAAGAACTTATGATAATAAGAGAAAAAAACATAGCTAAACAAGGAGGCTAATTATGGCAATGAATACAGGTATGAACAAATATCGTTCAATGATGCGAAGAATGGAACAAGGTATGGGCGAAGAAAATATACCTGCACCTATGAATATGGGTATGGATAGTATGCGAAACCTTGATAGAATGGGTGGAGAGGCAATACCT